CGATGAGTTTTACTGAGTGTTATCACTCATGGATGGGAAGTGGCAATCTGGCTTGGCTAAGTTCCGGTTGCTTCTTCACTTCCGACCGCTCCCAAGGTGGTGCGGGCACCACGTGTCCGCAAATTGGCAGCGTGTCCGTCGTGCGTTCTAATGTTTGACAAACAGCGTCTTCTGATGCTCACGCACGCGCCCACGTTGGTGGGCAGTCGGTGTCTCCTCATCATCGGCGCCAAGGCAGTTCTAGCCTGTAACCTTTTCGGGTGTGGTTGCAGACTCGGGGTTCTGACCATGGTGACGTCGCGGTCCGTGACGCATGTGTCTTTTTGGGGTGGTGGCGACCTTTATCGTCCCAGTGGGCATCTGGTTCTTGCCACGGTTGGTTGTCGGTACAACCCCGGTTCTCTAATCCGGTTATGAGACTGGGCCACGCAGTGCAGTGGCTGACCCGGGCCAAAGGCCCGAAAGTAAAAACCTCTTCAGACCCCATCATGGATACAACTTTACGCACTTTTGGTTACAGACAGGGGTTTTGCCTAGCCCTTGTTCTGTGGATAAGCTATAGGTCTTTCTGTGTCGAAGTTGAGACTACTGTTTGGTGGTTGATTGATTTTGGCTTGGAAAGGGATTGGGTCGGGATAGGCTTGTTGGCATTGTTCCTCTGGGGATGTTATGAGCTGCGAGCTTGGTTTGTCGGCGCTCCTTGGGAGCGTCGTGCCCGAGCTTTCGTCGAGGCTTTTGACGACCCCAGGAGGGAGTGTCTCGATGAGGTCATTCAGGGTGAAAGGGCCGCCCGCGGAACGCCCGTGCCGGGTCCGGGTGGTGTGCGTGTTCGGTATCGTCCACGCAGTTCACTTAAGATGGCACTGGCTTTGGCAGATTCGACTTATTTTAAGTTCGGATACCGTGCGCGTAGTGAGGCAAACCTTATGATTACTCGTAAGTTCATGTTTGACCTCATGTCCGGTTACCCTGACATCAGGGACAGAGATAAGGCGTCCATTGTTGATATGGCGCTCTATGCTAGTTTCTTGCCTTCCCAAGCTTTGAGGGATTCCAGTATGATGGATGACACTGTTGAGTATTCTCATCGTGCGTCCATTCGGCCGGGTTCCTCATGGTGGTGGCAGCGGCCCGGCCGCAGCCACCAACTTTAGGGAGGCCTTGCCTCTGTGCGCGGGGTGGGTTGTGAACGAAGTTCCGCCCCCAACCACCCCAGTTTACGCGTGCAAAGGAGGTGGGGTGTGGTGAGGGCCAGGCGAATGGTGCGTGTCAGCGGGATCTCTCCCCCGATGCATTTGCTTGGTTTTAATAATGACATTAACACGTTGGAGAGGGCTGTTAAGGAGAGGGTATTTTATGTAAAGCAGGGTAATACCTTTGTCCTTCCTCCTACACCTTTGCCTGGACATTTTGAGCGTGAGCTTTTGCCCACTCTCAATCTTCTGAGTAGATATCTGCCTCGGACCGCCCCGTTGACACGTCTCGCTTTTGTCGAGACATTCCGGGGCCGCAAGCGCAGATTATATGAAGATGCCTGGGGGAAACTATTGAGGAATGGTTTCTCACAGGATGATTCCAAGGTGAAGGTGTTCGTCAAGTACGAGAAGACCGATTTCACTCGTAAGACGGATCCAGTACCTCGTGTGATCAGCCCTAGATCACCGAAGTATAATATTGAGGTTGGCCGTTTTTTAAGGCCGATCGAGGAGAGACTTTTTCGTTCTTTGGCCAAGCTTTTTGGCCATACCACTGTCTTTAAAGGTATGAACGCTGCACGCAGTGGTAGGGTTATGCATGAGAAGTGGTCTATGTTTCGCAAACCTGTGGCCG